ATCTCCGCGCAGACTCCCATCGGAGATAGCGAACACGCGAACAAAAACATCCACCTTCTCAGGCATTGCGTCTCCGGCTCGCCATGTCCACGATGTCAGCAGTTCGCTTCGCGTCGGCCTGCGCCTGTGCGATCAGCGCGTTGGTCATCAATCGTATTTCGATGTGAACCATTTCCAAAGCACAGGAGAGGATAGCGAGCTTTAGGTACGGGTCTTCGATGTTCCCGCCCATCCCCACTTCCCACGGGCGCTTGAGCGCGATCACCAGAACTTCGCCCTTCAGTCCCTCTACTACTGTCGTCTGTCCGGGTTCGCTCACTTGGATTCCCTTCTCTTGGCGATTTTGCCGCGGTACTTCTTTCCCTTCCAACGGGCTTCGAGCATTTTCTCGGAGTTCAATCGGGCGGCTTTGACTTTCGCCTCACTCTTGCTGGCGCCGCCCTTGCGTCCGAGGCTCGCCATGTATTCGGTGACATCGGGCGGGAGGTCCGGTTTATTTTTCTTCGGCATGACGGATTCGATAGTCTCATAACCAAGCCGCTTGTACAAGAGATTCGCGTGTGATAGGGTGTGGGCATGGCGGAAATGCCGCTTTGCCCAAACTTCAAAAAGGGAAACTGCAAGAAGTCCCAGGTCATCCTTCAAAAAGAGGGCGAGGATTTCTGGTCGATGCTCTGCAAAACGTGTGAAGTCACGTTCGTAACGTCGAAGCCGACAGCCAAAGCGCGCAGCCAATTCCGGGTAGCCGAAGAAAAAATGCTCAAAGAGGCCGCCGCGCGTAGGGCGCGCGAATCTCGAAAGGTGTTCTTCACCTGATGCCCGAACCCCGCAGAGGACGCCCCGCTCTCAAGTACAATCAGGAATTGGCCGATCAATTCGGTATCGTTCCCGGAGCGCCCGAGCAGCGCGAGACGGTCAAGGTCGATCACATACCGGACCCACCCGGAACTTACGCTCCCCCGCTCCAAGAAAATCAGGCAGCACAGAGAAACCAAATTCAAGGCCGCGTCACCGAGGACGACATCGTAAACGCCGTCCGCGAGGAAATGGACGAACTCGCTGCGCGTCTTGAACGCTTCGGTCTAAACTTTTCCGTTCCATGCCGTCAACAGATGGTGGATACTGCGATGGTGCTGCTGTCTGGAATGGGCGGCGGTGGAGCAGTCCCCGGGAGATAATTCATGCCAAAAGCAGCCATAGCAAAAACCAACGGACAGGAAAAACTCGCACAGGCCGGCCGCGTCGCCGCGAAAGCCCGCTGGGAAGCCGTGCGCGAAAACTACGAGCAGTTCATCGAGCCGTTCCACTCCCTGCCGATCGAGAAAGCTCTGGACTACCTGGCCGACCTCCACAAAATCACTGAAGCGGGCGGCGGAATCATCAACGATCGCGTCACGAGCGAAAAGAACATGAAGTGCTCAGGGCCGCGCTGCGGGAAGAATCTTGAAGGACTCGGCTCGAACGGGATGCCGAAATACTTCTACCGCCACGTAATGAAGGATAATCGCAATCCGATGGGCGCGGACAGGAAAGAGCACTTCCGCATATTCTATTTCTGCTCAGAGCTCTGCTGGAATGGGTACGTGCGCGACAGTCAAGGTGCCCAGGGTTCGGAGGCTAGGAAGTGAATCTAAAAGAAGAATCCCCGATTATCCAAGGTGCGCGGAAAGCACTCCTTCGGGAGAAGGCTATCTTCGATGCGTGCCAGCAGTCCGTCGAAGAACTTGTGGGCAAACTCATCTCCGAAAGACTTGTCGAGCATCCAGATTACGTGAACGTGGATGTTCTGGTTTCTCAACTCCACACAGGACTCATGTGGGGAGCGCCAAATTCTTGGAATCTTAGACCACGCCCCAAGCCTTCACTATGGAGGCGCTTTGTGAGGCGCGTTAGAAATCAAATCGTTCCCGACAAGTAAAATGGCGATACTTCCCCTATTGTCGAAGAAGGCTCTGCATAAGATTGGAAAAGAATTCTTTAGAGCTTCGCCAGTTTTCATGTTCTTAAAAAATGGATACGGTGCGTGCGTCGTTCAGGGCTGCGGAAGATATGCGGGGCAAAAATTCTCTGGCAGAAGGAAGATGCTTTGCGCCAAACACAGACGAAGTAAGAAGTTTTCAAAGCTCGCTACACGATAATGGATTACGCAGCCGTAGAGACGTTCCTTTCTCGATTGCCAATCCGCGACCTTCGCAGCCACGCGCGCGTTCCGTTCAAGTTCAAATACAACCAGAAAAAACTCCACCAACACGCCGCTGACATGCAGGCGCGCGGGAAGCCTGTTCGCCTGGTCGTCAACAAGGCGCGGCGCGTAACCTGTTCCTCATGGGCGACCGCAGTTCTCTTTTGCCACAATCTCTGGCTACCAAGCTCCCACTCGCTCGTTGTCGCGCACGAGTTCAAGACCTCGAAGGAATTGATGCAGACGCCGCGCACGTTTCTTGAGGCCGTTCCGTGGCTTGGGATTGATGCAGTAGAAAGAGAAATTCGCTTCCCGCATCAAGGGGCGCCCTCCATCATGCAGATCATCACGGCGGGCAAGGATACCTCCGGCAGGGGATTCACGCTCTCTGGCCTGCTTGCTTCCGAGGCTGCTCACTATATCTCCCCGGATTCTTTCGTGTCCATGCTGCCCGCACTCTCCACCGGAAAAGATACAATCGGAATCATCGAATCGACTCCGAACGGCAGAGACGGTCAAGGCGAGATGTTTTACGATATGTATTGGGCGGCCGTTCGCGGAGACAGCGAATGGGAAGCGGAGTTTCTGACTTGGGTTGATGACCCTGATTGCCGAGCCGACGAATCTTACGCCTCCGACGCTCCGGCAGACGAAGAAGAAAAGGACTTGATGCAACGTGGCCTTAATAAGTCACAGCTTGCATGGCGCAGACTCAAGATCGCGTCTCCTGAATGCGGTGGGGCGATTTCAGTTTTCCACCAAGAGTACGCGACGACCGCAGAAGAATCTTTTATCGCTTCCGGCTACCCCGCCTTTGAGATCGAAGAAATTAAGTGGGCGCGCGCAAATCTGAAAGAACCGAAGTGGCGCGGATTCATCGAACAATCCCAGGACGGAACGCTCAAACGGAAACAGCACTCAGAGGGAACACTCCTGATTTGGGAGAATCCAATCCACGGCCACTACTACTACATCGGACTCGACGCGGCGCGCGGCGAAGAAGGACGAGACTTCACAGCGATGTGCGGATGGGACGGAACCACGGGCCATCAAGTTTTTAGTTTCAACGATTACTGCACGCCCGAAGTCGTCGGCTTCCACGCGAACTCTCTGGGGCGCTGGTACAACCGCGCAATGGTTAACGGCGACTTGACCGGAGGCTACGGATCGGGCGCGCTCTACACGATGCGCGAAACGTGCCGCTACCCCTTGCTCTATCGCTACAAGGGCAAGGACGACAAGATGGGCGGCACCGTGCAATCGAAAGCCCTGTGGACGGACATCGGCAGTTATATCCGTTCGCAGATGTTCGAGTATTTCCGCATCGCTTTGCGTGAAGGCTCCGCAACGGATGGGGATTTTGGAGTCACGGTGTACGATCAGCAACTCGCATCGCAGATCGAACGATGCAGCCGAAAAGACAGCGGACGCTTCGACGTTCGCAAGGGCCACGACGATTTACTTTTCGCCGCGCTCCTGGGCTATCTCGCCATGAAACATTGGGCTCCCCCGCGCTCACCGAATCGCGCGAAGGACAAGGACTCCGAGATGGAAGCCGAAGCTCTCGCCAAAATGAACGCGCGGGGAGACGTAGTGCTCGACGACGCCAAGACAGCCTTGCAGAGACACTACGCCAAGATCATTCGCTCAATCGAACGCGGTACATTCTCAGCGGAAAACATGATGGAGGTGGATTGATGCCGGCACATTCGCTCGACCCAAATGACCCGAAGGTGATCGCCCGATTGCTCGTGGCTCTGCTGCACGACCACAAGGGAGAAATCCGTGTGAAGGCCGGAAACTACGACAACATGGAGCGCGGCGTGTTCTTACTCGTTGACTTCGATAAGGCTACGTGCGAGATTGTGATGCGTTGCACCACGGAGAGCGGGCGAGCGATTGTCGTCAGCCCAGAAGCGCACGCATGGTCAAAACCACCCGAAGAGAACCAACGGATAGCGCAAGGGATAGCGGCGCAGAGAGCGGTGCGTCAGCGGACGGTGCGCTCGGACGAGGAAAACGCGGTACTCGAAGACCGCCTGACCCAAGAGGCAACACTGGCAAGGGAAGCCTCGGAGGGATCGTTGCATCCGCGATTCCGAACGGAGATAGACCCCCCGGCGGGAAAGCCGAGGGGAAGCGAGTA